CATCTTACCCTCTTTACAAGTACCGAACCCCCCCCCCCGAAGATAAAAGCCCAGGAGCGCTGATTCACGCGTGGGGGATTGAGATGTGCAGAGTGGGCTTCGAGCTTGCTCTGTCCCTGTTTGAAGGAGATTCCGAAAATGAAGATAAAACTGATTGACTTTAACGGTCCTGCGCCAAAGAGAGCGCATGACAACGACGCAGGGGCTGACGTGTTCAGCCCCAAAGACCAGACGATCTATCCTGGGCAGGTGTATAAGTTCCCTCTCGGGTTTGGTCTGGAGCTGCCTGATGGCTATGTGGGCTATATCTTTCCGAGGAGCAGCCTGAGCGCCAAAGGCATTGTATGCGAGCTGCCGCCGATCGATTCCGGCTATCGCGGAGAGGTTCACGCGATCGTCTCCAATGTCGGCAACGACGGGTACGACATCAAGAAGGGCGACCGTATCGGCCAGCTCGTGATTATGCCGGTCGTCATTCCTGAGTTCACCTACGAGGAGGGCGCTGCCCGGGGGTCTGGTGCCTTCGGTAGCAGCGGCAGATAGTCGTGCGTGTTAAAAAGGCAGGCGGTAAGGTTTTCGGCGCTGACCTTACCGCAGCCGAACGCAAGGCCATGAATCTCGAAATCCAGAGACAGCTTGCAGAGTACGACCGCAAGCACGCGAACGAACTCGACGCTATTATACTTTGGCAGTTGCACGCGCAATTCGGGTTTGGAGCAAAGCGGTTAAGACGGTTCTACGACCGTTTCAAAGCTGAGTATTTTGACCTCATTAAGAGATACGAACTGGATGAGGGCGACAATCTCTGGCTCTGCACTTACAAGCTGAAAGAAATCGGCGTCGACATAGAATCTTGGAATAAGGATGGTGAGGTCAAATGAGAATCGATAAAGACAACTACTATCTGAATATCGCGAAGGCGGTTGCAGCTCGGTCTACCTGCCTTCGCCGGCAGTATGGCGCCGTAATTGTTGCGGACGACGAGATCATTGCCACCGGCTACAACGGCGCACCCAGGGGCGAGGCCAACTGCTGCGACGTCGGTCGGTGCTACTGTAAAGAGCACTCTACCCCGATCGACGCCCACGCCGCTCGGCATGGAGACCAGTACGGAACCTGCGTTGCGGTTCACGCTGAGCAAAATGCGATTATCAGCGCGCCGAGACGCGCTATGCGAGGTGCTACTCTCTATCTCGCTTGCCTTGATGATAGCATTGACCCTGCTCCCTGTAATATCTGTGACCGCATGATTAAGAACGCAGGTATCACGAGAGTAGTAACAAGGGCAGGTACGTTTTAATGGCACCACTTCAATATGATGGCTTGATAACGATCGCGACGGGTAGCTCGCGGCGTTCAGCAAGCTGGAAGACAAAAGAACTGCTCTGGTCTGAGTTTGTTGATAAGCTCGGTCGAGTGACAAGAACGCAGGAGACTCAGGCTGAGTACTTCCGCATGCCAAAGGAAGAGCGTGACAACGCGAAGGACGTCGGCGGCTTTGTAGGCGGTACCCTCAAGGGCGGTCGTCGTAAGATCGACGCCGTACAGCAGCGCAGGCTGATTACTCTGGATATGGACTCAATCACGGCTGGCGAGGACCCCTGGCCCACAGTTGAGCTGATTCTCGGCTGCGCCGCGGTGCTCTACAGCACTCACAGCCATACGGCGAAGGCGCCGCGTCTGCGCCTGGTGCTGCCGCTGTCAAGGCCTGTGTCGCCAGAGGAATACGAGGCGATCGCCCGCAGAATTGCCGGCGATATAGGTATCGACATGTGCGACGATACTACCTATGAGCCTCATAGACTCATGTACTGGGCGAGCGCGTCCTCTGATGGTGAGTTCAGGTATGAGGTGCAGGACGGCCCCTGGCTGGACGCTGACGAACAACTTGCGAGATATGCAGACTGGAAAGACCCTACCCAGTGGCCTGTGTCCAGCAGAAAGTCTGGCACGATTCGCCGTCTTGCCGATAAGCAGGGCGACCCTACCACGAAGGACGGTATCGTCGGCGCGTTCTGCCGCACCTACTCCGTGGAGGACGCGATTGAGGCCTTTCTTCCTGAGGTCTATATCAAGGGCGAGAACGGTCGCTATACCTACAAAGGCGGCTCTACTTCCGGCGGCCTCGTGATCTACGAAGACGGCCGCTTTGCGTACAGTCACCACAGCACAGACCCTACCTGCGGCAAGCTCTGCAACGCTTTCGACCTCGTCCGCATTCACATGTTCGGTAAGGACGATGAAGGTAAGCCCGCAAACACTGCGGCGAACAACCTTCCTTCCTATAAAAATATGTGTAAGTGGATTGAGACCAACTGCGAGAGCGTTATGAAGGAGCTGCAGAGCAAGCAGCTCGACTACATCGTTCAGCTCTTCGGCGAGGGCGACGAGGCCCCAGATATGAACTGGGTATCTCAGCTTGAGGTTAACCCGAAGACCGGACACGCGGCGACTACGGTCGAGAACATTCGTATTATCGTCAAGAATGACCCGCGCTTTAAGGGCGCATTCTACTTCGACGAGTTTATGGAGCGGCCTATGGTCTGCGGTGATCTTCCTTGGAGAAAAGCAGGTCCTAAGCCTCGCTCCTGGGACGATACCGACGACGCCGGCGTCCATAACATTTTGGAGAAAGACTATAAGATCGACAGTATGCCAAAGACTCGTGAAGGCGTAGACCTGGCGCTTGCTGATGTGACGCGGCACCCTGTCAGGGAGTACCTGCAAAGCCTTGTCTGGGACGGCGAGAAACGCTGCGAGACCGTATTCATTGACTACCTCGGAGCTGAGGATTCGAGATATGTCAGAACGGTAACCCGTAAAGCATTGATCGGCGCGGCCGCAAGAATCTTGTCCCCTGGCTGCAAGCATGACCACATGCTGGTCCTTGTAGGTCCCCAGGGCTGCCGCAAAAGTACGACATTGAAGAAACTCGGCAAGGACTGGTTCTCTGACTCGCTCTATACTATGACCGGTAAGGACGCCTACGAACAGCTCCAGGGCTTCTGGATAATCGAGCTCGGAGAAATGGCCGCGACCAGAAAGGCAGAGATAGAGTCGATCAAGCAGTTCGTCTCTAAGCAGGAGGACAACTACCGTGCAGCATACGCGCGCCGCACTCAATGTCACCCGAGGCAGTGCGCTTTCTTCGGCACGACCAACGATGAGGAGTTTTTGAGAGACCCGACAGGCGCTCGCCGGTTCTGGCCGGTCGTTGTAACGAACGCAGGGAAAACCCTCGGGGAAAAGCTGACGTCCGCGATCGTCGATCAGATATGGGCCGAGGTCGTTACCTACTACGAGGCCGGAGAGACCTGGTACCTGGACAGCGCGGTCGAGGAAATGGCCCGCAAGGTGCAGGCCGATCACACTGAGGCAAATGGTAAGCTCGGCCTGATTGAGAACTTCCTTGCTGTTCCGCTGCCTGAGGGCTGGGACGATTGGGACCTCGAAAAGAGACTCATGTTCTGGAGCGGCGGCTTCGGCGAGGAACGCGAGGGCACCGTTCAGAGGACGAAGGTATGCGCTCTTGAGATATGGCAAGAGCTCTTTAAGGGTGACCCGAAGGGGTACTCGCAAGCCCAGGCAAGGGAGATCATCGGCCTCCTGCGCATGATTCCGGGCTGGCAGTTGTCCACCTCCGTCCAATGCGGAGCTATTTATGGAAGGCAGAGAGGCTTTGTGAAAGAGGTGTAATGCAACAAAGGTAGCACTTGTATGGCCAACTTTTTTCGCTAAGGGGTAGGTCGTACAGGAACAGAAGCAACAAAGGTAGCACTTTGCGAACTACCAGCAGCAAAGTGCTACCTACTCTGCTACCTCGAAAAACCCTTATATATCAAGGCTTTTTGGCTATTGGTAGTACTTGTAGTCGATAAAACATAAAAAGATTTTTTGAAAAAGTAAAGGGACACCCGACACAATGACGTCGCCCCCTCGCATTATACGTATATATAGGAAATCTTTGTTCCGTCTGCTACTCGACTACCCGAAGGAGGAAATCAATGTACGAAAGCACTTTTGAAAGAAAGCTATGCAACTATATAAAGTCACTCGGCGGTAAAGCGTACAAGTGGGTAAGCCCTGGAGCCCCGGGGGTGCCAGACAGAATCGCGATACTGCCGGGGGGCAAAGTCATTTTTATAGAGGTCAAGCGCCCGGGGCTGAGTGACGGGTTGAGTGTCAGACAGAAGAAGGTTATCGCGACACTCGTCGGGCTCGGCTGCACTGTATGGCGTATCTCCGATATGGAGGACCTGAAAGCGAGGTTGAGGGAGTATGGAGTTTAAGCCGTATTATTATCAGGCCTTTGCAGAGAACTTTATCCTTGAAAATCCAGAGGCGGGGCTACTGCTGGATATGGGTATGGGGAAAACAGTAGTAAGCCTGACCGCGGCGGACAAGCTCTTGAACGACTACTTCGCGGTGAGCAAGGTTCTGGTGATCGCTCCGCTGAAACCGGCGCGTGAGACCTGGCCGCCTGAGATCAAGAAGTGGGACCACCTGAACCACCTGAGGCTCTCTATGATACTGGGCTCGAAGGCTGAGCGTATTGCAGCTTGCGAGCGGGAGGCTGACATCTATGTCGTGAACCGCGAGAATGTAGTTTGGCTTGTCGACTACTATAAGAGCAAGTGGCCTTTTGATATGGTCATCATCGATGAGCTGTCGAGTTTTAAGTCCAGCAAGGCGCAGCGGTTTAGGGCCCTGAAAAAGGTTCGGAAGTACATCAAGAGAATTGTCGGGCTTACCGGCACGCCGTCGCCGAACGGTCTGCTTGACCTATGGCCGGAGATGTATCTGCTGGACGAGGGAAAGGCTTTAGGCAAGACCCTGACTGGGTACCGCGATACCTACTTCCTGCCAGATAAGCGGAACGCTTCTACGATCTTTTCCTGGAAACTGAAAGACGGCGCAGAGGAACAGATTTATGAGAAGATCGGCAAGCTCTGTATCAGTATGAACGCCGCAGACTATTTGCAGCTGCCTGATAGGCTATTCCTGCGGAGAGAGTTTGAGCTGACGCCTGAGGCAATGGACCTTTATAAGACTCTGGAGCGGGACACTCTTCTCCCGTTTGCTGACGGCGATATTGACGCTCCTACTGCTGCGGTCCTGACTAATAAGCTGCTGCAAGCCGCGGGCGGCGCGGCATACGATGAGAACGGCAAGGTCAAGGTTCTTCACGAGTGTAAGCTCGAGGCTCTGGACCAGTTGATCGAAGAGGCGAACGGCCAGCCTGTTCTTGTGTTCTACGCTTTTCGGCATGAGCGAGACAGAATCATGGAGCGTTATCCTGAGGCCGTAGATATTAAGGAGGACGGCGCAGTCGTCCGCTGGAACGAAGGCAAGATTCCGATCATGCTGGCGCACCCTGCAAGTGCAGGGCATGGGCTGAACCTTCAAGCGGGAGGTCATATTGCGATATGGTACGGCTTACCTACCAGCCTTGAGCTATACCAGCAGGCAAATAAGCGCTTGCACCGTCCAGGGCAGAAGAAAACGGTCCTGATTCACCATATCCTGATGAAAGGTACCTATGACTACAGAGTTTTAGACGACATACTTGCGCCGAAGGAGGTGCGGCAGAACGCTTGCCTTGAGGCGCTGAAAGCAAGAATCAAGGAGGTACAGCATGACAAGAGATGAAGCAAAAGAGTTTCTCAACCGCGGCTATCGGTCCAGAGCACGGATTCAGGCAAAGCGAGAGCGCATTGATAGTTGGCAGCAGATCGCCGAGTCTATCACAGCGGCGATAAAACCGGTAGCCGCATTCTCCTCTCTTCCCGCTAAGAAGGTAGAGGACTGCGCCTGCAATATCGTTGACCTGCAGAGCGAGATATTGGACGAGATCAATGCTCTTACAAGGGCTGAGGCTGAAATCGGCAGAGCGATCGACCAGTATGTCGAAGACCCGACTCTGAAACAAGTTTTGGAGCTGCGGTATCTCAACTATCTCAAGTGGGAGGAAATCGCAGTTCGTATGAACCTTACTTTCCGGTGGACGATGACGCTACACAAGAGAGCGTTGGAAACTTTTTCGGCGAAAGCGCGTTAATTCACATTACGCGCGCGATATAATTTATACTCGGAAGACTCGGATGGAAAACGTCCGAGTCTTTTTAGTTTTACCCCGAAGGAGGTGGTGAGCGTGGCGGCTAAGCTAACGCCAAAACAGAGGCGCTTTGTAAATGAATACTTGATCGACCTGAATGCTACGCAAGCCGCTATCCGAGCGGGGTACAGCAAAAAGACGGCTCAGCAGATCGGCGCAGAAAACCTTTCCAAACCTGTTATCCAGGCTGAAATCCAGAAAAGGCAGGTCAAACTTCAGAATAAACTGGAGATCACCCAGGAACGAGTCCTTCAGGAGCTTGCCGCTATCGCATTTGCGAACGGCGCAGACTTCGCTAAGGTCATAAATACTGGGCCACTGCCTACGGTTGAGATGATTCCGACTGATGAGCTGGCTCCTGAGAAGCTACCGGCTATAGCAGGTATCAAGGCTAACCAGTACGGCGTGGAGGTCAAGCTCCATGATAAGGTTAAGGCGCTTGAGCTGCTTGGCAAGTACCTCGGCACCTTTGAGGGCGGCGCGACACAGGAGCAATCTGAGAACAACCTCTTCGAGGCGATCGATTCTATCGGAGAGGAGGATTTGAATGATCTACCAGAAGTTCAGCACTCGGCAGAAGGCGACTCTGATATGGTGGAAGACTAAGGCCTTCGACAATCGCGACGGCGTTATCTGTGACGGTTCCATTCGTTCAGGTAAGACCGTCTCCATGACGGTCGGCTTTATCCTCTGGAGCATGTCAAGGTTCAACAACCAGAGTTTCGCTATCTGCGGCCGAACGATCGAGGCTCTGCGCCGGAACGTGATCGTTCATATTCCTACCTGGCTTGAGGGCCTCTTCACAGTGACTGAGCGCCGCAGTGAGAACAAGATGGTCGTGACCGTGGGAAAACGGACAAACACCTATTACCTCTTCGGCGGCCGAGACGAGTCCAGCTATACACTGATTCAGGGTATCACGCTGGCCGGCGTCCTTTTCGATGAGGTCGCGCTTATGCCGCGTTCCTTTGTCGAGCAGGCGATGGCTCGTTGCTCTGTCTCCGGCTCGAAGTTCTGGTTCAACTGCAACCCTGAAAGCCCAGGCCACTGGTTCTACAAAGAGTGGATTTGTAAGGCAGCGGAGCGCAATATGCTTTACCTACACTTCACTATGGACGACAACCTCAGCCTCGACAGTAAGATCAAGGCCAGATATGAAGGTATGTATTCCGGCGTGTTCTATGACCGCTATATCAGAGGTCTGTGGACCGTTGCAGAGGGCCTGATCTATACCATGTTTAATAAGGACTACCACGTAGTTCCTTCTATATCTCGTAGCTACGAGGACTACCTGATTTCCTGCGACTACGGCACCCTGAACCCGACTTCGGCCGGACTGTGGGGGCTGTGCGAGGGAAAATGGTACCGCATTCGCGAGTATTACTACGACGGACGAAAACAGCGGCACCAGCGAACAGATGAGGAGCATTATGCAGCGATCGAAGAGCTTGCCGGCAACTTGCCGATCAGAAAGCTCATTGTTGACCCATCTGCCGCGTCTTTTATCGAAGTAGTACGCAGGCATGACCGCTTTATGGTTGAGCCTGCAAGCAATAGAGTTCTTGACGGTATTCGCGATGTCGCCACTCGGCTGAACGCCGGCGACTTCTTTATCTGCGACTGCTGCAAGGACTGTATTCGAGAGTTCGGTCTCTACCGCTGGGACGAAAAAGCGATCGACGACCGGCCTCTTAAAACCGACGACCACGCAATGGACGATACCCGCTACTTTGTCCGCGCTGCGTTCCAGCCGTCGAGATTTAGTTTTTAAGGAGGCAAGATCATGCCTTTATTTATGAACCCTATTGAGCAAGAGCTTTTTAATCTGCGCCTCCGTGCCGGCAGGCCGATCACTGAGCTTGAGTTCTACGCCAGAGAGCTTGACGCCTGGGAGTCTTCCCCGGAGCGTAAGGAAATGCTTGACGGCGATCGATACTACATCGGCAACCACGATATTCTGCGGCGCAAACGCACCGCGATCGGTCCTGACGGGAAGCTGATTCCCGTAGAGAACCTTCCGAACAACCGTATCGTGGATAACCAATACGCGAAACACGTAGACCAGAAGGCCAACTACCTGCTCGGTCAGCCAATCTCCTTTTCCTGCGATAATGAAGGGTACGTAGCTGAGATCAAGAAGATTCTCGGTATGAAGTTCATGCGTACCCTGAAAACCGCAGGAGTCGAGTGCTTTAACGCGGGTATCTCCTGGCTCTACCCTTACTATAACAAAAGCGGCGAGCTTGCTTTCCGCGTGTTCCCCGGCTATGAGGTGCTCCCTTTCTGGGCAGACGCCGCGCACACTGAGCTTGACTCGGCTTTGCGGCTCTATCCTGTTGAGGTGTACTACGGAACCGAGAAGAAGATCGTCAAGAAGGTCGACCTCTTCACTATGGACGGCGTTACGACTTACACCTTTGAAGACGGCCGGCTGACACAGGACACCGAGAAGCAGTCCTATGTTAAGGCGAAAGACACCAGGGGCAATGAAAAGCCTCTGAACTGGGAACACTTTCCGCTTATCCCTATCAAGTACAACGCGAAAGAGATTCCCCTGATTCGCCGCGGTCGCTCGCTGCAAGACGCGATCAACCTGCTCCAGTCTGACTTTGTGAATAACATGGAGGAAGACGTACGGAACACGGTTCTCGTGCTCAAGAACTATGACGGCCAGGACCTCGGCGAGTTCCGGCGCAACCTCACCACCTACGGAGCTATCAAGGTCCGCACGGTTGAAGGTACTGACGGCGGCGTGGACAGTCTCGAGATCACGGTAAACGCCGAGAACTATAAGACTGTTCTGGAGCTCCTGAAAAAGGCGCTCATTGAAAACCTCCGCAGCTACGACGCAAAGGACGACCGGCTCTCCGGTACGCCTAACCAGATGAATATCCAGAGCATGTATTGCGACATCGATCTTGACGCAAATGCAATGGAGACCGAGCTGCAAGCTGCTTTTGAAGAGATTCTCTGGTTCGTCAATACGCACCTCGCCAACACCGGCAAGGGCTCGTTTGAGTCCGAAGATATTACGGTTATCTTCAACCGCGATATTCTTATCAACGAGTCCGAGTCTATCGATAACTGTGCGAAGTCTGTCGGCATTATCTCTGACGAGACGATCGTAGCTATGCACCCGTGGGTCGATGACCCCGCAGCAGAGCTGGAACGCCTCGAAAAGCAGAAAGAGGAAGCCGACCCCTACCGCGCAGCCTTTGAGCAGGCCAACGCTTTGCGCAATCCCGAAGGCGGTGCCGGTAAATGAGGAATGATAAATACTGGGCCAATCGAATGCGGATTCTTGAAGAGTCCTTGCTCGATACCGGCTATGATTATGTAAAGAACCTCGAGCGGCAGTATGCAACCGCTATTCAGGATATAGAATCGCAAATCGCGAAATGGTATCAGCGCTTTGCAACTGAGAATGGCATAACTCTCGCCGAGGCTAATAAGCTGCTTACCACGCAGGAGCTTGACGAGTTCAGGTGGACCGTTGAAGAATATATAAAATACGGTCAAGAGAACGCAGTCTCTCAGGCGTGGTATAAGCAGCTTAAAAACGCTTCTGCCCGCGTTCATGTATCGAGGCTTGATAGTCTCAAGCTCCAGCTCCAGGCGCAAGCCGAGGCTCTACACGGAGCCCAGACGGAGCTGCTTGAGACTTCTCTCGCGGAAGTTTATGAACGCGGTTATTACCATACAGCCTTTGAGCTGCAAAAGGGTATCGGAGTCGGCTGGACCCTTCACGGTTTGACCGACGACACGATCAAGAAGGTGCTCGCAAGACCCTGGACTCTGGACGCCCAGACGTTCAGTGATCGTATCTGGGCCAATAAGCAAGCCCTGGTAAATAGCGTGAACACGCAGCTTACACAGACGATCATGCGCGGCGCCGCACCCGATAAGGCAATTAAGGCGATTGCTGATCGCTTTAAGGTTTCCCGCTCGCAGGCTGGACGCCTGGTCATGACTGAGACAGCAGCCTTTGCCAACATGGCGCGAAAAGACTGCTTTACCGATCTCGGCGTTAAGAAGTACGTGATCGTGGAGACCCTTGACAAGGAGACCTGCAGCCTTTGCGGTTCTCTGGACGGCAAGGTCTATCCTATGAGTGAGTACAAAGTCGGCGTTACCGCGCCGCCTTTCCACCCCTGGTGCCGCGGCACGACCGCGCCCTACTATGAGGATATGGAAAACCTCGGAGACCGTTTCGCAAGAGATGACGAGGGCAAGCGCTATACTGTTCCTAAGGCCATGACCTATAAAGAGTGGCTTAAGCGCTCAGTCGTATCTACTAAAAACGATAAAAGCCCGTTTACGAGCCAATCCGACCGCGGTATAATGGATAGTAGAGAAATGGCTATGGGCTTACGGCAGCCCGCAAGTCGTGTTCTTACTCCAGAAGAGATCGACAGTATCAAGGCTGACGCGAAGGCGTTGCAGATTGATTCTAAGGTTCTTCGCTTCAATACTGGTACGCGAACAGGCTTCCTGGACCACAAAGAGATTATCAATATCTGCGGAGACATTCTTCCCGATACAGAGTCTCATATAGCCCGGGATAAAATGTCGCAACGCGCGGTATTGGCGCATGAGTACTATGGGCACTTCTTGAACCACCCTTCTGAGTACCCGATTGGCGACTGGCGCGATGAGTTTAGAGCAAGCTATGACGCAGCGGTAAAGGCACCGAATCTTACTGACGAAGACAGAGCTCTGCTTATGATCGACGCTTACGATCGAGCCCATGAGGCCGGCGTGGTTCTCAACTATGATGAAACGGCGGTGAAGATAATTTATGGCTACTAAGTATACTGAGAAAGAGAGCGCGGCTCTTGACAAAAAGCTGCTTAACCCTACGGAGACCGTAATTTGTCCCCGCTGTGGTAAAGAGCTTACCTATCGCGCGGTAGGTACTTCTTGCGAGGTTAAATGCCCGACTGAGAATTGCCTATACGCGTCCATGAGGGGTTTGTAACAGCCCCGAGGGTAAACCTAAGGGCTCCAGCGTTAAAACGCGATACGGGAGACCATGGAGCCCCACACAAGCAATAATGATTAGAGCACCCCTGCGGATAACGCAGGCGGTGCTTTTTTCATACAAAAATTACCGCCTTGCGCGGCGGACAATAAATAGCGCGCCCGCAATACCGGGACTGGCCGGATAAAAAGGATAGCGGGAGACAGGAGGAAAATATGTTGGACTGGCTGAAAACTATTTTGGGAGAAGCGTACTCTGAGGAGATCGACAAGAAGGTTTCTGAAGAGATCGGCAAGAACTTCGTGGCGCGTGCTGACTTTAACACGCTGAACACTGAGAAGAAAAACCTTGCCGACACGGTTAAGGAGCGTGACAGGCAGCTGGAGACCCTCAAGGCCTCTACCGGCGACGTTGAAGCCCTGAAAACTCAGATCGCGACTCTCCAGACTAAGAACGCAACTGCGGCGAAGGCCCACGAGGCTGAGATCAAAAGCCTCAAAATCGATACCGCCGTTGAGCTGGCTCTGTCTGCAGCAAAAGCGAAGAACGTAAAAGCCGCTAAGGCTCTGCTCGACCTGGATAAGGCTGAGCTGGACGCAGACGGCACCGTTAAGGGACTGGCCGACCAGATTAAAAAACTGGCTGAGGCTCCTGACAGCGGCTTTATGTTCGAGACTGGCAAGGCTGGATTCAAGGGTTTCAAGCCTGGTGAGAGCGGTGACCCTAACAACCAGCCCCCGGACTACTCTAAGATGACCTACGACGAACTCGCTGCGTATATGGAGAACAACCCTGACGCGGCAAACTAATTTTGAAAGGAAGTTGAATAATAATGGCGAAATTTGATGCTAAGTCCTTCAATGAGAAGGCATTCGGCAAGTATATGTCTGCCGTTCCCAACCCTAAGCTGAATAAGCTGAGAGAGTCTCGCACGATCGTGGGCGACCAGCGCCTGCGCGATACCTTTGGCAATGCGAACCAGGGTGGTACTGTGTACGCGGTTCTGCCTTTCTTCGGTCTGCTCGGCGGCACCGCTCAGAACTACGACGGCGTGAGCGACCTGAACCCCGGCTCTACTAAGACCTTTGAGCAGGGTGTTTTCACCTTCGGCCGTATGAACGGCTGGACTGAGGCTGACTTCTCCTATGACGTCACTGGCGGCGTTGACTTTATGGCGAACGTCCGCAACCAGATCAACGAGTACTGGAACAGCGTTGACCAGGATATTCTGCTTGACATCTTGAAGGGTATCTTCCTCATGTCCAATACCGGCACCGGCGCGATCAAGACCGCGAACAAGAAGTTCGTGGACAACCATACCTACGACATCTCCGCAAGCGGCGATACCGAGACTACCGCTGACATGATGATGACCGCCACCACTCTGAACTCCGCTATCCAGAAGGCCTGCGGCGATCACAAGGGTAAGTTCTCTCTGGTGCTCTGCCACTCTGCGGTTGCTACCAACCTGGAGAACATGAAGCTCCTGACTTACCTGAAGTACACTGACGCCGACGGTATCGAGCGCGAGCTGGGCCTGGGCTCCTGGAACGGCCGCCTGGTTATCGTAGACGACTCCATGCCTGTTGCCGAGGAAGGCAGCACTCACAAGCACAGCGTCTACACCACCTACGTGCTGGGTGAGGGCGCGATCGGTTGGGAAGATGTCGGCGCAAAGGTGCCGTACGAGATGATTCGTGACGCTAAGCACCGCGGCGGTGAAGATACCCTCATCAGCCGTAAGCGTAAGGCTGTGTCTGTTGCAGGTATCTCCTACACGAAGGCCTCCCAGGCTACCAACAGCCCCACCAATGCTGAGCTGGCTACCGGCACTAACTGGTCTCTGGTTAACGACGGTACCGATACGATCGCTGATAAGGTCATTCCTATCGCCCGTATCATCTCCAGAGGTTAAGGCCTATGGTGGACGTACTCGCGGCAGTAAAAACCCGACTGTCGGCTCTCGGCTATACGGTAGCTGAGACCGACAGCGCGGCGATCGACTACAATGTTAAGAAAGCCGAGGCAGACCTAAAGGCCAGAACGAATCAGCTTCAAGTGCCTGAGGGCCTTTTCTATGTCTGGGTGGATATGGCCGCGGGCATGTTCCTCGCAGACAAGAAGCAGACCGGCGCACTCGCCGATCAGTATGACTTTGAGGCACCTGCAAAGAGTATCTCTGAGGGCGATACTTCGGTCACTTTCGCAATCGCCGATACTGGCTCTTTCGAGGACCAGTTCGACGCAATGCTTGCAAAGATGATCGAACCCAGTGCAGAGCTGATCGCGGCTTATAGGAGGCTGGTATGGTAAAGAACTATCAGAACGCGCTCCAGAAACTCTGGAAGGGCCTCTGCGACGTTTACACAGTCAAGACTATAAGAAACCCAGCCAACGGCCGAGACGAGCCCACGGAGGTCCAGGTTCTCCAGAAACAGCCGTGCAGGCTTTCCTTCTCCAGTATCTCAAGCACTACCGAGCAGGATAGCGCTCCGCTGACCCAGCAGTCGCTGAAACTGTTCCTCGATAAGTCCGTGGCCATTCCTCCCGGCTCGAAAATCGTGGTTACCCAGGAGGGCCAGACAAACGCCTATGCGCAGTCTGGTCCTCCTGCAGTTTACAGCGTTCACCAGGAGATCATGCTCGTGCCTTTCGAGAGGTATGCGTAATGGCTCGCTGGGGTCGCTGCGACTTCTCTCAGTATCGAGAGCTCGCGAACAGCTTTGGCAAACTGAGCGACGCGGAGCTTGATGATCTCTGTATCGCCTGCAGTAAAGAACTTGCGTCCAGACTTCTGGCGCTGGTTATCCCTGCAACGCCGGTCGGCAAATACCCGAAAGGCTCTGGCAAGAAAGGCGGTACTCTCCGGCGCGGCTGGGGCGCAAAGAACGGCAAAGCCGCTCAGGGTTATGCGCAGTCCCTGACTGTGACAAAGAGCGGTAATATGTATACCGTTGAGATCATTAACCCCGTAGAATACGCCTCCTATGTGGAGTTCGGTCACCGAACCTCTTCCGGGGGCTGGGTCGAGGGTCAGTACATGCTGACTATCTCGGAAGAAAAGCTAAAGCGAATCGCCCCGTCTGCGCTTGAGAAGATGGTGCTCCAAAAGCTGAAGGAGGTTTGCAATGGCGGAAATTAACACGAACATTATTTTAGATGGAATCACTCTGGCCTTGCGAAAGGCCTTTCCTGAAAGTCATATCGAGTCTGGCACAGTAAAGCAGGGGCTTCGGCCGCCTGCTTTTATTGTGCTTTTGGTAAACGCCGAAGTCCTGGACTATCCGGCGCAGCGTCAAAAGAGACTCCCTCGCTTTGACGTCCTTTACTTTCCAAAGGCCGGACGAGAAGAGTGCTACCGCGTAGCCGATACCCTCTGTGAAGAGCTCAAGCTCATCGACCTGCCGGGGGGCGATAAGCTGCGCGGCACGGATATGAGCTTTGAGGTCACTGCCGGCGTGCTGCATTTCCTCGTCTCGTATAATCACTTTGCTCGTACAGAGATCAACGAGACCCTGATGGGCACGCTGAAAATTGAGCAAGGAGGAAAGTAATATGGCTAAAGCCTCTACCGCGGCAAAGGCTGCGGTTCCTAAGCACTCGAAAGAGCAGCTGCTCAGGTCTAACCGATACGCGAACCGGCGCGACCTGATTGGCGCCCTTTTGGAGGACGATAAGCAGTATACCCTCGCTGAGGTTGATACTGCGATCGATAACTTTATGAAAGGTAAGGTGAAATAATATGGCCCTTGGCGGTGGAATCTGGGCAGTACAGAACAAGGTACTCCCCGGTACTTATATCAACTTTTCTAGCGTGGCTAAGGCGTCCGCTACCCTCTCCGAAAGAGGCTACGCGGCTATGCCTCTGGTGCTGGACTGGGGTCCCGATAACACGGTTTTCGCCGTGACGAGCGGGGACTTCCAGAAGAACAGCCTTAAGCTGTTCGGTCACCCGTATACCGATAAAGCTCTGCAGCCCCTGCGTGAGCTGTTCCAGTATACGCAGACCCTTTACGCTTACCGCCTGAACGGCGGCGGCGCGAAAGCTACGTGCGAGTTCTGCACCGCACGCTATTCCGGTGTTGCCGGCAATAAAATGTTTGTGGTTATCGCCGCAAATGCCGATCAGCCGAGTCTCTTTGACGTCAGCCTGTACTATGACACCACTCTGCTTGACATGCAGACGGTCGACGCAGCTACCGCACTGAAGGATAACGACTTTGTCACCTGGAAGTCTGAGGCCGTGCTGAAGGCAACCGCGAAGACCCCGCTCGCGAGCGGCACGAACGGTACGGCAAACTCTTCTGCGCACCAGGCTTTCCTGGACAAGCTGGAGAGCTACAGCTTCAACACGCTCGGCTGTCCTTCCGATGACCCGACCACGATCAAGCTGTACGTCAATTACACGAAGCGCCTCCGCGATGAGATCGGCGCGAAGTTCCAGACGGTTATCTTCAACCTGTCTACCAATGAGAAGATCGGAGACTATGAGGGCGTTATCGAAGTCGGCAGTAATGTGACGGGCTACGATGAGAGCATTCCCGGCATGGGTCAGTACGGCCTTGTGTATTGGATGACCGGCGCGTCTGCTGGCTGTGCAGTCAATAAGTCCAATACCAACAAGAAGTATGACGGCGAGTTGACCGTCAACACCGACTACACCCAGGCCGAACTCGAGGCCGCGATCAAGAGCGGGCGCCTGATGTTCCACAACGTCAATGGAGAGACCCGAATTCTGGAGGATATTAACTCCCTGGTCACTGTCTCCGATACAAAGGGCGATGTATTCAAGTCTAACCAGACTATCCGCGTCTGCGATCAGATCGCCAATGACACGGCCGTGCTCTTCAATACCCGCTACCTGGGTACCGTGCCGAACGACGCGGCAGGCAGAGTCGCTCTGTGGAACGACATTTGCAAGCTGCACCAGGACCTTGAGTCTATTCGTGCAATCGAAGACTTTGACCCCGACAGCGTGACCGTTGAGCAGGGCGACACGAAGAAGGCTGTTCTCTGCATTGTGAAGAACCTGAACGTCGTGAACGCTATGGCTCAGCTCTATATGTCTGTCATCATCATGTAAGAAGGAGGTTTGAACTATGAATCAGCCTATTATGAACGCGCTTGACGCGGTTGCAGGCTCTCAGGCCTCTGCGTATATCACCATGGCCGACGGAAACAGATATTGCTTTATGCAGCTCTACTCCTTCGAGTCCAATATGGAGATCAACGTGGCCGAGGTTCCTATCCTCGGCAAGTCCGGTAAGGGCAACAAGCCCACCGGCTGGACCGGTACCTGGAGCGGCACCGCCCACTATAACCAGTCTGTCATCAGAAAGATGTTGCTCGAGTACAAGAGAACCGGCTTTATGCCGACCTTCGACATTCAGGTTTCCAACGAGGACCCGACCGCTTCTGTCGGTCGTCAGACGATTATCCTGAAGAACTGCCTCACTAAGGGCGGTATCCTTGCGAAGTTCGACGCCGACGCCGAGACCCTGGACGAGGAGCTTGAAGGCACTTTCGACGATTGGGAAATGCCTGAGACCTTTAGCTTGCTGAACGGCATGCAGTAAACGACACAAAAAACAGGAGGTAATTATTTATGGCTAAGAATCTGACTGCGTTCCTTGCTCAGAACGCAAAGAAGGTCGACAACGTTACTTTTATCGCGTCCGACCGTTTCGTGGACCCTGATACCGGCGAGGCAATGCCCTGGGAAATCTGCTGCATTACTGCCGCAGAGAATGCCTCCCTCAGAAAGTCCTGTATGCGCACGATCCCCGTGCCTGGCCGCAAAGGCCAGTTCACCCAGGACTTTGACGCGAACGCCTACCTCGCAAAGGTCTCCGTTCGCTGCACGGTATTCCCTAATCTGAACGACGCCGAGCTGCAGCAGAGCTACGGCGTTATGGGCGCAGAGCAGCTGATTACCACCATGCTGACCCCCGCCGAGTTCGAGGACTACTCTACGAAGGTTCTGGAGGTCAACGGCTTCCAGTCCGGTGAGGAAATGGTGGAAGAAGCAAAAAACTAATACTTGAAGACGACCCCGAGGCGAGTTACGTCTACTACTGTCTTCACAAGTTCAAATGGACGCCGAACGTCTTTCTTGACTTAGACCCTTATACGCAGGCTTTTATCATAGCCGCGATCGATATTAAGGTCGAGCAGGAAAAGAAAGAGGCGGCAAAAATAAAGCACAAGAAAAAATAAACGGCGGCGCGGAGTGGTTTGGAGCCCCGCTCCGCCGCTTTTTTCTTAGAAAGGAGGGCCTATGGCACTTATCAAGTCGCAGCTTGTTCTGGTCGACGGCATGACTGCGCCGCTGAGAAGCATTCACCGAGCAATGAACCTGGCGCTAAACAGCTTCGAGTCCATGCAGACCGCTTCTGGGCGCGCAGTCGATACCCGCTCCTTCCAGACGGCGCGTGAAGAGCTTGCTCGGATGGGCGCGCAGCTTGAAGAAGTCGAGAACCAGACGCGTAGAACCGGCGGCGCAGCGGAGTCCATGAAGTCGAAGTTCATGCACGCGGCTGCGGCGGTCGGCGCTGCGCTGTCGATCAAGAATATTATCGGCCTTGCGGATGCCATGACACAGACCGAGGCACGGCTGAACCTGATTACCGGCGACCTTGAAAAGACTGCGGCGCTACAAGACCAGATCATGGCCTCCGCAAACAGGTCCCGCGCCTCCTATCAGAGTACGGCTGACGCCGTTGCGAAGATGGGTATCATGGCGAAAGACGCCTTTAACAATACAGACGAGCTTGTCGCCTTTACAGAGCTTATCAATAAGCAGTTCACGATTGCAGGCGCTTCTGTGGCCGGTCAAGAGGCTGCAATGATGCAGCTGACTCAGGCTATGGCCTCCGGCGTGCTGCGAGGTGAAGAGCTCAACAGTATCTTTGAGCAGGCGCCTACGATCATTCAGACGATTGCCGATCACCTCGGTGTATCGGTCGGAGAGATTCGGGCTATGGCTGCCGAGGGCCAGATCACGGCGCAGGTTGTTAAAGACGCCATGCTTAGCTCTGCGGATGAAATCAACGCACAGTTCAGCGCTATGCCTTATACCTTTTCTCAGGTCTGGACGATGATGCAGAACATTCTGCTCGAGGCATTCGATCCTTTGATTCAGGTTATCGGCGCGGGCGCGCAGTGGATTTATGAGAACTGGGCGGCGATCGAGCCTGTGCTTGTCGGTGTGGCTACGGCGGTCGCGATTCTTACCGCGGCGTATCTCGTTCATACCGCGGCCACCTGGCTCCAGGTTGAGGCGAACCGAGCCCTTATCATCTCGCTGCTTTCTAACCCGATTCTCTGGATTGCGGTAGCGATTGGCATACTCGTAGGCATGATCTATAAGTGGATTCAGTCTGTCGGAGGTCTCCGTAATGCCTGGAACCTTTGCACGCTCGCATTGATTGTCGGCTGGAATGCAGTTAAGCTCGCGTTCTTCGTCGGTGTGTACTGGGTCATGGACCTGGTCGCAAAACTCCAGCTCTGCTGGCAGAAGGCCGGCGTTGCGATTGCGAACTTTATGGGAAACATGAAGGTTTCCGTTCTGACGATTTTGCAGAACATGATTAACGGCGCGATCGATCTTATCAATAAGTTCATCGGGCTGCTGAACAAGCTCCCCGGGGTCAATATTGAGGCAATCGAGCACGTCACCTTTGCGGCGACAGCCGCCGCAGAGAATGAGGCTGCAAAGGCTGCGAGAGCTGAGGAGCTTGCGAACTTCGAGGCCGAGCTTGCGGCAGCTAAAGCCGGTCGAGACGCGCATATCGACTCCCTGAAAACTGAGCTCAATTCTTCGGTCAGCGCTTTGCAAAGCGCAAATGCCCAGATGAAGGCAGAAGCCGCGGCGAACAATGCCGCAGAGCAGATGGCGCTTGACGGTATCGGTCAGGACCTGTCTGGCCCTGGAGGTATCAAGGACAGCGCCGGCAGCGCGGCTGCGTCTCTTAAGGAAACCACAGAAGACCTCAAGTATATGCGAGACCTCGCAGAGCAAGAGGCTATTAACCGCTTCACCACCGCCGAGGTCAAGATCGATATGTCCGGCATGACCAACCGTATCGACTCCGACATGGACCTTGACGGCGTGCTGAATACTCTGACCGAGGGCTTTGCCGAGGCTCTGGAAGTCGCTGCTGAGGGGGTGCATGAGTAAATGTATAGCTTTTTCATTGACGGCATGGAGCTGCCGATCGCTCCGCAAAAATTGACCGTTAAGATCAAGGGCAACAATAAAACGCTGACCTTGATTAACGAAGGCGATATAAACTTCCTGCGCGCCCCTGGGCTTACTGAGATCACCTTTGACGCGGTACTTCCCATGTTGGGGCAGTACTCCTTTGCGAACGGCTACCGCCGGCCGGACTCCTACCTGAACAAGCTGGAGAGCCTTATGACCGACAAGGAGCCGTTTCGCTTCCTGGTGAGCCGTGTGGCTCCCTCTGGCAGACTTTTATATGACACGAATATGAAAGTAAGCCTTGAGAATTACACGGTCACAGAGGACGCCACAAAGGGTCCAGACGTGACTGTTTCTATCACGCTCAAGCAGTATATCAGCTACTCGACGAAGACCGTCACCGTTGTAAAGCCAAAGCCTGAAAAAAAGCCCGTTGTTCAGCAGAAGAAAAAGCGAGAGACCTCCAGCGCGCCGAAAGTCAAGACCTACACGGTTAAGTCCGGCGACTGCCTTTGGAATATCGCTAAGAAGTATTACGGCAACGGCGCGCAGTACACAAAAATCTATAACGCGAATAAGGGAAAGATCAAGAATCCGAACCTTATTTATCCGGGGCAGGTGTTGACGATTCCATGAAAATAGACCTGATTATTCAAAACGGCAGCACCGTTTACTACCCTATCATCGAGGAGGGTATCACGCTTGAGTGGGACCGCAAGGGCACTCCAGGCAAGCTCAAGTTTTCCTGTATCAAGGACGACGTTCTTTCCTTCCAGGAGGGAAACCCTGTAAAGCTATCCGTCGACGGGACGGATATTTTTTATGGTTTCGTGTTTGAAAAGAGCCGATCCGGCCGGACGCCGTACCTCATTGAGGTTACAGCCTACGATCAGCTCCGCTACTTCAAGAACAAAGACACTTACGTCTACTCCAACAAAAAGGCGAACGAGGTCATTAAGATGATCGCTGAGGACTTTGGCCTGAAAACAGGAAAGCTGGAGGACACCGAGCACGTCATTGAGTCCCGCGCCGAGGACAACGCTACGCTCTTCGATATTGCGCAAAACGCGCTGGATGAAACGCTTCAGGCTAAGACAAAGCTCTTCGTTCTTTATGATAATGTCGGCAAGCTGACGCTGCAAAACATTGAGAACATGAAGCTAAACCTCTGTATCGATATGGACACGGCTGGCAACTACAGCTACTCCAGCTCGATCGACCGCCAGACTTATAACCAGATCAAGATCACTTTTGAGAATAAGAAAAGCGGTAAACGCGAGGTGTTTATAGCAAAAGACAGCGCAAATATCAACAAGTGGGGCCTTCTGCAGTACACCGACAAGGTGGAGATCGCCACAAACGGCGCGGCAAAAGCAGAGGCCCTTTTGAAACTCTATAACACAAAGACCCGTTCCCTGTCTATCTCCGACGCGCTCGGAGATATTCGGGTCCGGGCCGGTTCGTCCGTCATTGTGAAGCTCGGGCTCGGCGACATCAATATCCAGAGCTATTTGCTTGTGGAGAAGGTAACGCATAAGTTCAAGCAGAATCAGCACCTGATGGACCTGAAATTGCGAGGTGGTACATTTGTCGCCTGATATGACCGGATTCCTTGGAGACGTAAAACGCGCCGCCGTCGAGGCTGTTAAGGCTGGCAAGCCCTTCGCCTTTGTACTCGGCAAGGTAACCAGCGCCGCGCCGCTCAAAGTGCAGGTAGACCAGAAACTGGAGCTTACCGAACAGCAGCTTATCCTGACGAACGCAGTCAGAGATTACACGGTTCGCATGACTGTCGATCATCAGACCGAAGACACGTCCGGCGGCAGCGGCGACGCAGCTTTTGCCAGTCACAAGCACGCCTACAAGGGCACAAAGGCCTTTCGTGTTCACCTTGCGCTCAAGGCTGGTGAGCAGGTCCTTTTGCTGAGGGCTGACGGCGGGCAGAAGTTTATTATTTTAGACAGAGTGGAGGCGCCGAAATGATTCCCAAAACAGACGACGACCTCCTGACGCTGGAGGTCGAGACTCAACCGAGTCTCACTTACGCTCTGGATATTGAGCATGGGCGTATTCGCGGCATGGTCGATAACCTCGAGTCCCTAAGGCAAGCGATCTATCTGATTCTCAGTACAGAGCGCTATGCGTACCTGATTTACTCCTGGGACTACGGGGTGGAGCTCGTCGAGCTGATCGGCAAGCCGAAAGAGTACGCGCTCCCAGAGATCAAGCGTTGTATTACAGAAGCCCTGCTGCAGGACGACCGCGTTACCGCAGTAGACGGCTTTGAGTTTGAAACCGGAAAAGAGACTGTTCACGTTACCTTTACCGTGCACAGCATTTTCGGTGACTTGGAGGTGGAAACTGATGTACGAAGATAAGACCTATGAGGCGATTCTTCAAGAAAAACTGGCGCGAGTAGCCTCGAGCCTTGACAAGCGCGAGGGCTCTATCATTTTCGACGCGCTTGCGCCGAACTCGCTGGAAAGCGCGATGATCTATGTCGCCCTCGATACTGTACTCAACGAGACCTTCGCTGACACAGCAAGCCGTGACTACCTTATCAAGCGCTGCAGCGAGAGAGGCATTACGCCTTTGCCCGCTACTGCAGCGGTCGGTATCGGCGACTTTAGCATGGAGATTCCTATCGGTACTCGGTTCTCCTGCGATAAGTATAACTGGGTCGTGACCGAGAAAATCTCGTCCATGAAGTACTACCTCAAGTGCGAGACCGCAGGTGCAGACCCGAACAGCTACACAGGCCAGCTTATCCCCATTGAGTATATCGAGGGCCTTGCTACGGCAGAGCTTACCTCGATTGCGATCAACGGCGAGGACGAGGAGACGACTGAGACTCTGCGCCTTCGCTACCTCAACAGCTTTGAGAACCAGTCCTATGGGTTTAACCGCGGGCAGTATGTGGAAGTAACTGAGGCTCTGCCCGGCGTCGGCGGCTGTAAGCCATACCGAGCCTGGAAAGGTCCTGGCACGGTCAAGCTCGTTATCACGGACAGCGACTACAAGCCGCCTTCCAGTACTCTGGTTGAGAAGGTGCAGACCGCGATTGACCCCACGCAGAACCACGGCGAGGGTATCGGCCTTGCCCCGATCGACCACGAGGTTACGATCGTTGCCGCGACCGGCACCACGGTCAATATCTCTACAACATTGACTTTCGCCCCTGGCTGGAACCTGGAAGAAAGCCTCACCTATATCGAGGACGCTATCGACGCGTACTATCGAGAGCTCAATTCTACCTGGGCGCGAGAGGCTAACTTGATCGTGAGAATCTCGCAGATCGAGTCCCGTCTTCTGGCGCTCTCCGGTATTGTGGATATTTCCGGCACGACTCTGAACGGCCAGGCCGGAAACCTCACTCTTGATAAGGACGCGGTTGCAGTGAGGGGGGCGTTCTCCGGTGCGTAACTTCAACAATATCAGAACGATCGACCTCAGAGAGTACTTGCCTGAGGTACTGAAAGATGTTCAGGAAATGCGGGCGATCATGGAGGCCGAGACTCCTGAAGTCCAGGCTATCTGGGACGCCTGCGAAGACTGCATGAATGACCAGTTCATCATGGAGGCGACTGAAAACGGCGTTGCTCGCAGAGAGAAAATGCTAAAGATCACGCCCTTCGCCACGGACACCCTGGACGACCGCAAGCTCAGGCTGCTCAGTAGGTATAACGAGAATATTCCGTACACCAGAAGGAGCCTGGAGGCTCTTCTGGAGTCCCTTTGCGGAGCGGGCGGGTATATTCTCACGATCAATACGGCGACCTTTACGGTGAACGTGAAGGTCGCTCTTACTGTTAAAAAGCAAGAGACGATTATCGCAGAAACCCTTGAGCGAATCTTGCCCTATAACATGGTTTTCAGCGTTGAGCTTCTTTATAACACCTGGGGCCAGATCAAGGCCTATACCTGGGCAGAGCTAAAGAAACTCACCTGGAGAGAAATCAAAGAGGAGGTACTTCCGTAAATGGCTACGTACACGAAAAACTACAACCTAATAAAGCCGGCGCCTGAGGACTTCGGCGACGTCGCAGACCTTAACGCGAACGCCGATAAGGTCGACGAGGTTCTCAAGAAAAAAGCTGATCTCGACGCCGGTGGCAAGCTGCCGGCTGAGCAGCTGCCTACGCTCGGCTATATCCCGACATCCGAAAAGGGCAAGGCTGGAGGCGTCGCCTCGCTCGGCCAGGACGGCAAGGTTCCTGCGGGTCAGCTGCCGTCGCTCGACTACATTCCCAATAACCAGAAAGGCCAGCCGGATGGCGTTGCGTCCCTTGGCTCTGACGGTAAAGTCCCGTCTGGGCAGTTGCCTTCCCTGGACTACATTCCCACCGCGCAGAAGGGTGCAGCGAATGGCGTTGCGACTCTTGACGGGAACAGAAAGGTTCCGGTTGCGCAGATTCCTGCGCTCGACTATATTCCTACAAGCCAGAAAGGTACCGCAGGCGGTGTGGCTACACTTGGTGCCGACGGTAAGATTCCCGAGTCGCAGCTCGGCGCGGTCGGCGTGCCTCCGCAGATCATTGTTACTGTTCCGAGCGGGAGCGCGGTCACCTGTAAAAGTGGCTCTAAGACGCTGAGCGCTACGAGCACCGGCACAGTGACATTTGCCCTTCCGGCTTATGGTACCTGGACAGTGACCGCTACGCTGAACGGTCAGACCGCAGCTGAGAACGTTGTTGTCGATGATGTAAAGCAGTATCGCCTGTCGCTGGCCTACTTCTCTGCAACTCTGCGCGTGACCTCTGAGTCTGGCGCGACCGTAACCGCAACTGGTCCTAAAACCGTTTCGGGGACTGTCCCGTCTAACGGTGTGCTGGACCTGAAGATCACCGCCCCCGGCACTTATGCAGTCTCCGCTTCTAAGTCCGGTGAAAAGACCGAGACCGTCTCCGTCCAGATCACCAACTCCGGCCAGACCTATACCGCAGAGTGCCTGTTCTTCAACAAGGTTCTCGCAAATAACACCTGGGCACAGATCAGCAAGGCCTCTGCCGCAGGCAAAGCCTCTACCCTCTGGAAGGTGGGCGACGAGAAGAATATCAGCGTCAACGGCGAGACCCTCACCCTTGTGATCGTGGGCTTCGGTCATGACGATCTTGCGGGTGGCGGCAAAGCTGGTATCACCTTCGGCCTGAAACACCTGATGAAGGACCAGCGTCAGATGAACAGCTCGAGTACGAACAGCGGCGGATTCCCAGGTTCTGCTATGTATTCCTGGCTCCAGAATACACTTCTGAAGCAGCTGCCCTCTGACCTGCAATCTGTACTGAAGAGCGTGAACAAGAAAACTTCTGCCGGTAGCGCAAGTTCGACGATTAACACGAATGCCATGAAGCTGTTCCTCTTTTCTGAGCAGGAGATTTTTGGCTCGAAGACCTACTCGACCGGAAACGAGGGTGCGCAGTACCCGTACTTTGCAACTGCCGGCAATCGTATCAAGCACCTTGCCAACGGCACAGGGTCTGCGGGTTGGTGGTGGGAGCGTTCTCCTTATGCGAGCGTCTCCATCGACTTCTGCAGTGTGAACAGCAGCGGCCACGCCGACATTAACAGCGCCAGCAACTCCAGCGGCGTTTGCTTCGGCTTCTGTGTTTAATCTACTATCTATAGTAAATCCGGGGCCCTTGTGGCCCCGGCAGGAGGTGAAAGCCAACTATGTCAGTATATAAAGCACTGCGAGGGGACAGCTCGGTCCAGTTCGTAGAGACCGCGCGCAAGCTCGCTGTGCGCACCCGAAAATGCTGCCTGAAGATGCCGAAAAGATATACCTTTTACGGCGCTCAGGAGCTCAGCGCTCTCGCCGATACCGTATACAATGAGGTTAAAATGGCGAACAGCGTTTTCCCCGGAAACCAGCATGAAGCACAGCTTCGCAGAGATCACCTGATCGAGGCCAACGCTACCTTGCAAGCCCTGATCGGCCAGCTCGGTATTATGTCCGACCTCTTGAAGCAGAACCCTGAGAAGCTGCGCTGGCTGGATAACGCCCTCGAGGAGTGGGCGTCGCTGATCGCCGAAGAGGCTAAGCTCATTTCCGGCGTCAAAAAGTCAGACAGGGAAAGATTCAAAAATCTTCCTTAGCTGATATATGGGTCCAGCCATGATACTGTTGTCTTTGTGCTGCGAATTGGTGGTGGGAGCGTTCTCCTAATGCGAGCAACTCCAACAACTTCTGCAATGTGAACAGCAACGGCAACGCCAACAATAACAACGCCAACAACTCCAACGGCGTTTGCTTCGGATTCCATAAGGAATCAGGTCCGACATAGTAAGCGGTAAACAACCGCCGAACTCAGTACCTTTATGGAAGGATGACTGGTACCCTGCCTTTAGGCTAAAACACTCCTTTGATGTAGTCGCTCGGACGCTGCTTGCATGGCACGGTTTACGCGGACCGTGTTTCATGGGCGGTACTACTATGCAGTTACCTTTTTCGCGTGAGATTCAGCATTACTGTACGAAGGGGACAATTTTTATTTTATGACAAGCGAAGAACGACACGAGGCCCGCTATCAAAGGCGGGTCAAAAGACGACAAGAAAGACGCCTTGCGCTCAGCAGATCATGCGGAGACTTCGAGGACGTCTTTTCTTATGAAAATCTATATCAATCCGGCCATATCTGCTGCCGCGGGGTTGGCTGGAAAAGCTCTACTCAGATGTACCGCTTTAACCTGGTTACGAATACGGCTGCTACGCGCCGCGCGCTTCTTGACGGGACCTATAAAAGCCGAGGCTTTATCGAGTTCGACCTCTGGGACCGAGGGAAAATGCGGCACATCAGGAGTATTCATATCAGCGAGCGCGTAGTCCAAAGAACGCTCTGCGACAAGGTAGTCAACCCTACTCTCAAGCCCTCGTTCATCTACGACAACGGCGCGAGTACGGAGAACAAAGGTATCGACTTCGCCCTCAACCGTCTTACCTGTCACCTGCAAAGGCACTACAGGAAGCACGGCCAGGACGGGTATGTCCTGCTTTTTGACTTCTCCAACTACTTTGCGAACGCCCAGCACTGGCCTGTCAGCAGAGAACTCGCAAAGCGGATTCATGACGTACGAATCAGGGCCCTCGCAAATGAGTGCCTTGATAACTTCGGTCCGGTCGGGTACGGCCTGGGAAGTCAAATCTCCCAGACTGCCGCGCTTATGCTGCCGAACAAGCTCGATCACTTTATAAAGGAAAAGCTCAGTATTAAGGGCTACGCAAGGTACATGGACGACGGTTATCTGATTCACACGAGCAAAGAGTACCTGCAAAAGTGTCTTGCGCAAATGCAGGAGGTCTGCGCGTCTCTCGGTATCATTCTGAACACGAAGAAGACGAAGATCAAACGGCTCAGCGAGGGCTTCAAGTTCCTGCAGGTTCGTTTCAAGCTGACTGAGACCGGAAAGGTCCTCCGCAAGATGAGCTATGAGACCATTAAGAAAATGCGGCGCAAGCTCAAGAAGTTCAAGCTCTGGAACGAAGTCGGCCGAGTCGTAAAGATCGGCGGTAAGTTTATCCGCAAAGTCTTTCCGCTCTCTGATATTTGTGGAGCCTATGAAAGCTGGCACGGACACATGAAACGCGGCAACAGTTTCCATGCCGTTCAGCGCATGGACCTGTATTTTAAGAAGTTGTTCGGGTTCCACCCGAATAATAAAACGGAATGGAGGAAAGCGCTATGTACCTAATCACGAACTCTGCAAAGCTCATTGTGGAAATCTGCAATCATCCCTGCTATGTTCGCAGGCAGTCCAACGGCGTCGTTATTCTCAGCGACCAGGAGCACGCTGACGCAATCTATTCTAACGACTCTGACACCTTCTGGCCTATTGAACGCGTCGGCTATCTCTGCGACAGCCACGCCCTTGTTGAGGTCGAGAGCGTTCCCAACGGCGTAACCGCGGGCTACTACTTCTACCACGCCGGGGAGTTCTACACGACCGAAGCGAACCTGAGCGCTCTGGCGAAGGCTAAAGCTCCTGAGCTCGCAAATATCGTTTTTGTAAAGCTGGCTGAGACGGAACAGCTGGACGATACTACCTTGACTGAACACGCCGAGCAGTTTCCGGCCTGGGCTTACCCTGTAAGCTATGCTGCGAAAGCAATCTGCACCTATGAGGGCAAGCTCTACCGCTGCAATCAGGCGCACACTTCTCAGGCTGACTGGACGCCGCCCTCTGCCGCAAGTCTCTGGAAAGAGATCGGAGACCCTCGAGCCGAGTTCCCGGAATGGTCTCAGCCCCTTGGCGCACACGATGCCTATAATCTCGGCGACAAGGTGTCGCACAACGGCAAGAAGTGGGTCAGCACTGCCGCAAATAATGTTTGGGAACCTGGTGTGTACGGTTGGGAGGAGGTAGTATGACACTCTATCAATGGCTCTGCCTTCTCGGCGCTCCGGCGCTGATCGCGGCAGTATTCAAGTATTTGCACTCGCTCGTTAAGAAGAACACCACTGACACGGCCGCAGTGAAGGCGGGACTACAGGCTCTGCTCAGGGCGCAGATGATTAACGACTATAACAAGTGGGACGACCGCGGCTATGCGCCGATCTACGCAAGAGAGAACTTTGAGAATTGCTGGAAGCAGTACCACTCTCTCGGCGTCAACGGCGTCATGGACGACCTTCACAACAAGTTCCTCGAGCTGCCGGTCCAGCCTCCAGATGCGAACTAAAAAAACGAGAGTTCTCTAAAGTACTGATCGCCTCAGTAGGAGCCGTTACGCTTGTCGTGACGGCTTTTACTTTGGCGGTCGTATGGAGAACCAGCGACACTTCGCCGCTCGCCTACCTAATTCCCGCCGTCTTTGCCGAGCTGGCGACTGCTACCGGCTTTTACTACAGCAAGGCAAAGGCAGAAAACCGAATCAAGCTCCGCAAGAAGTACGGAGCTGATATTTATAACGACTCAAAGGAGGTATAACCTATGCTGGAAAGTTTGACTCAAAACCTTATCAATATCGGCTGGGCAATGCTGATCTTCCTCGCTGCGTACCTCGCGAACGCGGCTTTCTCCCTTTGGTATAATATCAAGATTCTGCATGAGCCCTTTGACCGAGACAAGCTGATCGCCAGCGGCCTGAAGATTCTGACCTTCGTTGTCGGGTTGACGCTGCTCTGTACGTCGATCACCGCGCTGCCGCTATTTGCTACTCAGGTCGGCTGGGCAATTCCTGAGGAGTACTCTGACCTCTTCGCCGACCTCGTGATTATCGGCTCTGTGCTGCTCGTCTCCTGCAAGTATATTAAAGAAGCCTACACTAAGTTCGTTGCAATCCTAAATGACAAGGGAGGTGCTGAAGTTGAGCAACAGTAAACTTATCTCTTATACGAAAATCTCTCCGAACAGGACAAGCTCCAGAAATCACAAGATCGACACCGTGACCATTCATTGCGTGGTCGGTCAGTGCTCTGTGGAGACCCTGGGCAATATCTTTGCGCCTACCTCCAGGCAAGCGTCCTGCAACTACGGTATCGGCGCAGACGGCCGTATCGGTATGTATTGCGAGGAGAAGGACCGCTCCTGGTGCTCCTCCGATGCCGCAAATGATAACCGTGCGATCACGATTGAGGTCGCCAGCGATACCAAACACCCTTACGCGGTCAACGCCAAAGCCTACGCCGCTTTGATCGACCTGCTCGTTGATATTTGCAAACGCAACGGCATTCCCCGCCTTGTCTGGTCTACCAGCAAGGCTGACCGCGTGAACCACAAGAACGGCTGCAATATGACCGTACACCGCGACTACGCCAATAAGTCTTGCCCCGGTGAATATCTCTACTCCAGGCATGCCCAGATCGCCTCTGAGGTCAACAAACGCCTCGGGAGTACAGATACCAGGCCCCAGCCTGAAAAGGTCCTGTACTGCGTCCAGACTGGCGCATTCCGCAATAAAGCGGGCGCCGAGGCGCTGCTCCAGCAGGTCAAGGCTAAGGACTTTGATACTTATATGGTAAAGGTCAACGGCCTGTATAAGGTTCAGGTCGGTGCGTTCGCGCAGAAGTCCAATGCGATCGCTATGGCGGCCAAGCTGAAAGCCGCCGGCTTTAGTACCTATGTCGTCTCCGGAGGCGGTAAGTCTGTCGAGGAGATCGCCCGCGAGGTTCTCCAGGGCAAATGGGGCAACGGCGCAGATCGTAAAGCCCGGCTTGAAGCTGCCGGCTACGACTACGCAGAGGTTCAGGCAAAAGTAAATACGCTCGTTTAATTAAAGAGGCCGAGGCCGTTCCTTCGTGGAACAGCTTCGGCCTCTTTTACTATTTGCGGTAAAACCGCATAGGAAACTCCGCAGAATCCCGGCGGTTTAGCGCGCTCCCTTTTATTACCAAACACGGTACAATAATAATGTCAGGTGGATAACCCTGGCAAATAAAAGAGCCCCCGTTGTTCCAGCAACGAGAGCTCAGAAAGGAGGAAGCGCCTATGAGTGAGGGCTTCACCCCGGACGGCTATTACGCCGCCTGCGTTGATGGAACCTGGATAACCTTCATCTCCTATGAAGAGTATCTTGAGTACCTAACCGACTAATCAACGCGCACTTGAGAGCCTGGCCGGCCGCAAGGCCGGCTGGGTTCGAGAGTGTTCATATATTATACCGCGTTCCTTTGGAAAAGTAAACACCGTAAGAACTGCATACTGAAAGCAGTAAAACCTCGGTTGTTTCGTCGGCTCCCAAAAACAGTAACTTGCGGCATAATAAATAATGTCAAGAGGATAAAGGAGGCAACTAAAATGAAAGTTTGGTTTTGTGGTAAGTTCATCAACATGACTATCGGTCAGAACGTTACTGTGTTTCGCTGTGGCAGCGGGCATACCACCTTTGGTGAAGCTGCAACATTGATTAGAACTACGGCTAAGAACCTTGTGTTTGAGACCCAGTCTGGCGCGATCGTTAAGACCGATAGAGAAAACCTTAATAAGGTCGTTAGTAAAGCTGCCGCCGAAGGCTACTGTGTAACCACAAAGGCGCCCGAGCAGTTTACGGATATGATTCATGAAGAAGTCCGCTTCTGGGACCGCAAAACTTGCTCCTTTGTCAAGAAGTAAGCCCTCACCTTCAAAAAGCAAGCGTTTTTGCAAGTGAGTTAGTAAACAACTCAACTTCACTTGTAGAAACGCAAGTTTTTCATCAACTAACTTTATCAATATACTGTATTAAAGGAGGACTATATGAGAACTCATCGTGCTTGCTACAGCTACCGCGCGCTCTATCGCTGCGCTGAGGCTGTAAAAGCGACAACCTGGACCGTTCGCCGGTCCGCAGAGCATTTTAGTAAATGCTTTGAGATCAAGAAAATCTTCGAGCTTTGCTACGAAGAAACGCACTGCTTGCTTTTTGAGCCAGACTTTTCTCCCTGGTACGACTACCTTAAAGCAGTCGACCGTAAGGAGACGAAAAAGGTTCTCGATCGCAAGCTCCGTACCTGCCACCGCTTTGTCTGCAATCAGCTCAACGCAATCCTGACTGACATGAATTGCGGAGAGGTCGACGCTATCGATTAAGGAGGAGCCTATGGCTAAACGAGTAGGGTCGCAGAGCGACCAGCCCTTTATCAAGCTTTATCGTGAGCTTACATACCGCTGGACTCCGTGGGAGGTCTGGCAGGACTTCGTTACAATGTTCGCTTGCTCAATCTCGAATGCAGTCGAGAAGCTGCACTTTGATGATCGTGAGGCGATGTATCTCAAGCGAATCCAGAAGTACAACGCCAAGGAGCAGGAAATCTTTCCTCAGCTCGCAGCAGAAGTTGTGCTTGCCCTGGAGAAGAATCCAGAGCAAGACTTCCTCGGTAAAATCTTTATGGAGCTTGGCATGAGTAACGACTCCGGCGGCCAGTTCTTTACTCCGTACAACGTCTGCCAGATGATGGCTGAAATGACTATCGGCAACGTTGTGCCGCAGGTTAAAGAGCGCGGCTACATTACGATCAATGACCCAGCTTGCGGTGCTGGCGCGACCTTGATCGCCGGAGTTCATGCCGCAGCTAAATCGCTTATGAAGGCCGGTTTCAACTGGCAAAACCATATTCTTGTCACCGCGCAAGATATTGACTACACCGTTGCGCTGATGTGCTATATCCAGCTTTCGCTGCTCGGCGTGGCGGCTTATATCAAGGTAGGAAATACCTTTACCGAGCCCATGTGCTCAAAAGACACCTTGGAGAACTACTGGTTCACGCCCATGTACTGCTCCGAGGTATGGACGATCAGACGGCTTTTCAAGGGCAAGACGCTCTTATAAGCAAATATATTTAGGAGGTTTTTATTATGGCAACTATTACAACGAAAGAGACTCGCATGTTTGACTGGCGTAACCCCGGCGTGCTCAAGGTCGGCGACGAGATCACCGAGACCCTAGAAGACGGCCGCGAGGTCGTGTTCGTCGTCATGGACTACGGCGTGATCGGTTTGAAAGGTCTGCTCGGCTGGCACCAGATGAATAAGACCTGGACCAACAAGGGCGGCTGGCTCGCCAGCGACATGCGCCGCTACCTCAACGAGGAAGTTATTGAGCTGCTGCCCGATGACCTGCTCGCCGCAATCAAGCCACGCAAGTTCGGCGACGAAGAAGATCGCCTCTGGCTCTTCTCCGAAGTCGAGATTTTCGGTGAGCATATCTGGGGCGCCGGTGACGAGGGCGACAAGCAGCTCGAGTACTTCAAGAACCCGATCAACCGTGTCAAGTTCGATGAGGACGGAGATGCGTATTGGTGGTGGGAGCGTTCTCCTTATGCGAGCAACTCCAACGACTTCTGCGGTGTGAACAGCAGCGGCAACGCCAACGTTAGCCACGCCAACAGCTCCTACGGCGTTTGCTTCGGCTTCTATATCTAATCTGCTATCTATGAATCCGCGGGGCCTTGTGCCCCGCGGAGAAAGGAGAATACCCTTATGGGATTGAAAGACTTGAGAGAGGCAAGGAACCTCTCACGCGCTGAACTGTCAAAGGTCAGCGGTATCCGCTATCAAAAAATCCGCGATATTGAGGTTGGCATTATCAAGCCGGAAAACATTACCCTCAAGACCGCGATTAAGCTGGCTCAGGCTCTCGAGTGTGACCCTGCCGAACTGATGAAACCTGATCGAGAGGTGAGCGCTGAGTGATTATTGACGGCAAAGCCGCCGCGGCTGAGATCAAGAACTCTCTCCGCGGCGCAAAAGCAAAGCTCGCAGTTCTTATGGTCGGAGAAGACCCTGCCTCTTCGGTATATGTTCGCAATAAGGAACGCGCCTGCGCAGAGGTCGGGCTCCAGTCCTGCTCTCGCAGGCTGCCTGCTACCGCAACGACCGAAGAAGTGATCGCGTCAGTCAAGGAGTTGTGCCGCTGGGCGGACGGCGTTCTCGTTCAGCTGCCGCTTCCCGATCATATTGACGCGAAGAAGGTTCTCGGCGCAATACCGCCGGAGAAAGACGTTGACGGCTTCCACCCGAACAACCTCGGTCGCCTTATGATCGGAGAGGACGGTCCTGTTCCCTGCACTCCGGCCGGTATCATGCGCCTCCTGGGAGATGTAACCGGAAAGCATTGCGTTGTAGTTGGTCGCAGCAATACTGTGGGAAAGCCTCTTGCACTTATGCTGCTGCAAGCGGACGCGACAGTTACAGTATGTCACTCCAAAACGAAAGACCTTGCCGTCTTCACCAGACAGGCCGACGTGCTGATCTCCGCAGTAGGTAAGCCCTGCTTTATTACTGCGGATATGGTGAAGCCTGGGGCGATCGTCATCGATGTAGGAATCAATCGCACGGCAGAGGGTAAGCTCTGCGGCGATGTGGATTTTGGTCCTGTATCGGAGATCGCCTCGGCGATCACTCCTGTACCTGGCGGTGTAGGCCCTATGACCGTCGCAATGCTTCTGGAAAATACTGTGCGTACTAAAAGCGGTAGAACCGCATAGAAAACTCCGCGGAATCCCGGCAGTTTAGCGCGCTCCCATTTCTTACTGATTGCGGTAAAATATAATTGTCAGTTGGAAAACAATGGAAAACTTCAAGGAGGCAATTACAATGAAGGATATGACTATCGTACTTAATAAGAAGATCATCAACAAGGAGACCAACGAGGTCCGCCTGGTCGTCAGCATTGATGAAGCGGAGCGCAAAATCTTTTCTGTTCCCGCTAACGAGCCTGACGCTGAGCCGACCCGCATGGCCGCAGCGAGCTTTGACCGCCGCTGGAAACTCTATGAGGAGGCTGAGACTGAGGTCCCCGAGAGCACTGAGACTGAGGCCCCTGAGACCACAGAGACCGAGGTCCCCGAAATGAAGATGTCCGACGTCGTTACTAAGCTCGAAAGCCTGTTCGACATTCTGAACCGCGTGTACTTCGAGAACGCACTGCCGAAGCCGTGTTCAGTCTACGCCCAAAGCATACGGCCACTGCTCCACAAAGAAAATCTGGTCGAACGATACAGCAGGTCAGTACGAGATCAATATCGGTGCGGAGTACCTCAACCGTCCGTCCGCAAACACTGCGGCGACGATGTGCCACGAGATGGTCCACCTCTACTGCCTGGTGAACGATATTGCGGACACCTGCCAGAAGGGCCGCTACCACAATAAGACCTTCAAGACCGAGGCTGAGGCCCGGGACCTGGAAATCGGGTATGACCGCACGGTCGGCTACTCTCTGACTGAGCCGACTGAGGCCTTTAAGAAGACGCTCGAGGACAACGGCTTTGTGCTGGAAGTTCCTTTCGCCAGAGTCGCTCCTAAGCCTAAGGCAAAGGCTGAGCGCGAAAAGGCCCACAAGTATGTCTGCCCGATCTGCGGTCAGGAAGTCAAGACCACTGCTGACCTGAGCCTGATCTGCGGAGTCTGTGAGGTCCGTATGGAGCGAGCTGATTAAAACAAGCCCAGAACAGCCCGTATCGCGTCCAATCTTATCAGAGGGTAAATCTAAGGGCCCTGCTGGTAAAACGCGATACGGGTCGTCCGGGGCACGTTGGGGGGGGGGCGAACAGGCTTGAAGCCTCTCAGGAAGACTCCGCAGAGGGGGGGGGGAGTAATATGAAAGATGAAAGACACGTCTTCTTTGAAGATGTGCGTGAGAAGGCGATCACTGCGAGGAGTTCTAAGAAGAAGCCTCACAGGGGCGGGTGCCGAATCCCGCAGTACACAGCAAAGGAGATAAGAGAAATGAGCGGACCAGTTCATAAGATCGACCTGGGTAAGCCTATCACTTACGCAGACTTTAAGGCGCAGCCTGAGACCCTGCAAAAGGAATACGTGAAGAACATTCTTGCGAACTATAAAGTAGGAATGTCCGCGATCGCCGATTTGCTTGGCGTTCCTGTCTCGACCTGCACGTCCAGACTTCACAAGCTGGGGTTCAGCTTCCTGAGAGGCTTCAAGCCTGTTCGTGAAGACCTGGAAAGGTTTAGAGAGGACTTTGGTCTGACCGAGCGCGTTGCGCCGACAAAAAAAATGACTTTGGAGAACGTGCAGCTCTGCTTTACTGGAATCCTCGACGCGGGGCAGCTTGCAAAGCAGCTTAGGGCCTTCGTCCCTGAAAATCAGCTCTGCCGTATCTCCATTGCAGTCGAGGTAGTCGAGCCCGAGCCCTCTGCTACCGAGCCTGCTACCGTGGAAAGTGCTTGACGTATAAGGCTTTTTGGCTATTGGTAGTACTTGTAGTCGATAAAACTCAAAAAGATTTTCTGAAAAAGTAAAGGGACAGAGAGCGCAATCACCTTGCCCCCTCGCATTATATGTATATATAGGAAATCTTCGTTCCGTCGACTACATCGACTACCAAAAGAAAAAGAGCAAGCCATTACAGCTTGCTCTTGATCTGGGCCGCAAGTACGAACCCATAAGACAAGGCGATAATTGCCGTCTCAGGGGTTCGACCTGGGATCAAATTG